AGAAAACACAAAGGTATTAGTAAGGTCAATCATGGCAATTAAGCAGTTGGATAGTTTGGGTCAAGATATTTTTATGCAGCGTTACGCTTACCCTGGCGAAACGAAGTACTCTGAAAGATGCAAGGCAATGGCGAAGCACATTGCTTCTGTTGAGAGTGATGAAGAAATTGAAAAGTATGAGAAGAAGTTTTACGATGCTCTAAGCACGGGTGATCTCGTCCCTGGTGGTCGAATCATTTATGGTGCTGGTCGTAGCCAACAGAACCTTCTCAACTGCTATGCTATTGAGCCTGAAGACAGTGTTGAATCTATTGGTAAGACCATTCAAGATATGTATCGCATCTCCTGCGGGGGTGGTGGCATTGGCTTTAACTTCTCCAAGATTCGTCCGAAGGGCGATGACATTGGGAATGTGAAGAACTCTGCCCCTGGCTCCGTGTCGGTGATGCAAATGATCAACGAGGTAGGAAATCATGTTAAAGCAGGTAAGAACAGAAGGACCGCACTTATGGCGGAACTTAATGTGGATCACCCTGATCTACTGGACTTTTTGCACATTAAGTTGGATCTTTCCCAACTGACAAACTTCAATATTTCGGTGGCTATCACCGATAAGTTTATTGAAGCGTGCGAAAACAATGAGTCCTGGCAGTTTAAGTTTGGTAACCGAGACTACAAGGTCTACTCGGCAAACAGAATTTCCAGTGACGGACACAGTGAAATCATTAACATCGTCGCACTGTCTGAAGAGGATGCTCTCGGTCGTGCAAAGCAACATCATCTTCGCGGGTGGGATGATCAATTTGAAGATGTTCAGGAAGTTCAGTTCAAGGCCATTGATCTGTGGAACCGACTGTGGGAAAATGCGGTTAAGTCTGGCGAGCCGGGTATTTTTAACCTGTCGCTGACGAACCGTTACACCAACATGTCCTACTTCCTTCGCATGAATGCCACTAACCCTTGTGGTGAGATTCCGCTGGACTCGTATGCTAATTGCTGTCTGGGCCATGTTAACCTCTCCAACATGGTAAACGAGGACGGTAGCGACTTGGATTGGAATCGACTTGCTAGAACTATTCGCACTGGTATTCGATTCCTCGAC